CCCCGCAAGCCAGTCCGGCGGCCTGATTTCATGCCAGCCACCCACCGCATTGCCCCGGTTGTCTTTCCGGCCGGCCACAGCCATCCGACCATGATGCGCAGGGGTTCAACCTGTGCAGCAGTTGGGGTGTCGGTGGGTGGTGCTTTTTCTGGACCAGATATCTAACCCATTCAAAAGGGGACCGCCATGGGGTTGCTTTCACCAGAACAGATGGCCTTTGTCGGCCGCTATAAACGTCTGTCAGGCAGCACGCCAACAGCGCCTGTGCAAACATCACCCGCGACATCACAAACCACGCCATCGCGCCAGATCAGTGCTATGGCGCTTGACCAGGTGGGGCTTAGGAATTTGCAGCGCCGAGAGCGGGAAATTTTGGATATCGTGATAGCTGCCCATCGCAATGGTGTGGCCGATTTAACAGGCAAAGAGATCCAGGCGCGTTACCGCGTCACACACCCAGGCAGTGACATTGATCCCAACAGTATTTCACCCCGCGTGGGCGGCCTGATTGCTGCTGGGCTGCTAGAGCGCATGCCATCGCGCCATTGCAGCATCACCAACGTCATCGTTGGCCCGGTGCGGGCGGTGGCGCAACAAGCACGGATGGCGGGTTGATGTGCGCTTAGAGGCAGAGACCAACGAGGTTTGCGATGTGTATGCGAAGTTCCGGCCAGGCTTCAAGCTCACCGAATCCGAAAGGGTGTCGGTCAAACACTTTATTGATGAACTGGGCCTGGATGTGGTGGTCGACGCGATGGAGCGATCGTGCGCTGACACCCGCAGACAAGCAACTGAGTGGTTCAGGTATTTTTGCGGCATCTGCTGGAACAAGGTTAGGGACGTTGATCATGGCTAGGGCACGCAGTATCAAACCGGGTTTTTTCAAAGATGCAGACTTGTTGGAGCTTCCGTTTGAAGCCCGTCTTTTGTTTGCTGGACTTTGGACGCTGGCCGACAGAGCAGGGCGTCTGGAAGACAAACCCAAGCAGATCAAGATCGAGATTTTCCCGGTAGACACGGTTGACTGCAATGCGTTGTTGGACTTGTTGGCTGGTGCGGGTTTGATATCACGGTACGCGCATGACAACAAACGCTATTTGCAGGTGATTACATTCACAAAGCACCAAAACCCACACAAAAACGAGCCAGACAGCACCCTGCCCGCACAGTTCTTACTTACATCTGAGTCAGAAGATATCAGTGCTGGTAGGGTGCAAGAACTGTGCGACACCTTACCAAAAACAGAAAAGCACGGTGCAAGCACGGTGCAAGCACGGTGCAAGCACGGTGCAAGCACGGTGCCAATCCTGCTGACTCCTGACTCCGGACTCCTGACTCCTGACTCCCCATTCCTAGGGGGGGAGTGCGCAGGCACGCAGGCGCCCGAGCATGGCCCACCATCGGCTTCGCCTCACCCCCCCATTTTTTCAGACGAAGACCGGGACTTCTGCAAAACCCAGCGCCCGGATCTGGACCCGGCCAAGACTTGGGCCAACTTCGCCGACCACTACCCGCCGCCAAAGCAGACCACTGCCAACTGGCGCAAGTGGGTCAGGCGTGAGAATCCGCCGCCGGTGTTTGCCTGCGCCACCGGCCCGCCCGCTGTGGCTGACCCCGACAGCAAAGCCGCCGTCGAGGCTGTGGGCGTGGCCCATGGTCTGGGCCGTTGGGACGAACTCAAGCAGCCTTGGACTGCCTACAAAACCCGCGTCAGAAACTCAACCCAACAGGCGGCAGCATGACACGCACACCGACCGAATTCGAGCAGCTCAAAGACCGCTTTAGCGAGAAGGCATGGGCGCACCTGCTCAAGGCGCGGCATGAACGGGGCGAGCCCATCAACATCGCCCAACAACGCTGCTATCGCGCGGCGTTGGGGTTGACTCAGACGCCTGGTGCCAAGGCAGTGCAGGTCAATGCAAACGCACAGGGCGATGCGCCGTGAAGCGCTCTTACGCCGCGATCCGCCTGCTTGAGCATGGACCGTTGACCTTTGGGCAATTGGTCGAGATCACAGGATGGAAATCCAAGCAGGTCGAAAGGGTGATCTATCCCTTGGTCGATGCTGGGGTCTTGTCGTATTCCATAGGTCCCGGCCATAGACGCTTGTATGCCAGGTCCGATTCAACGGGGGGTGTGTGATGCTAATCAACATCAAGATCGAAGGCCTGGAGCAAGTGCAGCGCCAACTCGGTGAGGCAGCCAAGCAAGCCACCTATGCCGCCAGTCGTGCCCTCACATCGTCTGCCTATGCCATCAACGATGCCCTCAAGAAGGCTATGTCTGACACCTTCAAGGGCGGTGCTACTGCCTACACCTTGCGGGCATTCAGCGTCACCAAGGCCACCAAGAGCACGCTCACTGCCACTGTTGCGTTGCGCACTGATGCGCCATCAGGTGGCACGGCCTACTTCAAAGCCCTGGCGCACATGTTCACAGGTGGGCAGCGCAGGTACAAGCGGCTAGAGGGCTGGCTGCTTGCACACAAGATCATGCCCAATGGCCTGATGGTTGCACCAGGTGCAGGCATGCCACTGGATCGCTTTGGCAACATGCGGCAGTCTGCACTCACAGAGATGCTGGGCGTCCTCGGCACACTGCGCACCAACATGCGTGTGTTCAGGCGCACAGGTGCAGGCAAGGCGCAGAAGGCAACAGGCTACTTTGTGGTGCAGCCAGGCAACCCACGCGGCAGCTTCCCAGGTGTGTACAAGCGCATCGAGGCAGGCGCATCCAGCACCATCAGTCCCATGCTGCTGTTCGTTGATCCCGTGACCTATCGGCGCTTCATTGACCTGGACAAACTTGGGCGTGAAGTTGTGGCTAAGACATTCCAGCCTGCCTTTGATGCGGAGCTGGCAAGAGCGCTGGCCAATGCCAAATGAACGCACTCACCCACAGCCGACCACCCCCCGGCAAAGGTACTTCCACGGCTTTAAGACTCGCGGGTAATGCGCACCGCGATATTTCGTTAGCTACCAACTTTGGTAAATGGTGAACGGTAAATTAATTAACTATGAATGGTGAAGTGTCGATAGTGAATGCAAATACTGAAGCCACAAAACCCATGTCCCAGGCGGCCATTGGGCGGGTGCTTGGGCTGGCTGGTCCGACCATGACCAAGTACAAACTGCGCGGCATGCCGATGGATTCGGTGGTGTCGGCCGCTGCCTGGTACAAAGCCCACACCAACATCGCCAAACGAAAACGTGGACCAGGTGCTGCCACCTTGGCCGCGATGGCCACCGTGATTGTTAAGCCCTTACCTGCGGATGTTGTGCTTGGTGGCGCGAGTCTAGATATCGCAGGGGCGGCACCTGATATCGCGGCGCAGCCGTTGCGCGAGCCTACCTTTGCGCGAGTGGGTGGTGATGAATTTCACGCAATGATTCGCGCCCATGAAGTGCGTGCCGACGGCTATGGCCTGAGCGAGGACTTTGACACAGCGCGCACCCGCGAAAAAATCGCCACCGCCAATTTGGCCGAGATTGAAGAAGCGGCGCTGCGCGACATCTACCTGGTCAAGGCTGACTTTGAGCGCTACCTGTTCAATGCCGGGCGCATGCTGCGCGACACCCTGACCAATTGCGCCAGGCGCATCGGTGCCGAGGTCGCTGGCCTGCCCACAGCCGAAGAATGTGAGCTGGTGATCGAGCGCGAGCACCGGGCCGCCATGGCCAGCTTTTCTCAGCAGTTGCGCCACACCATCAAGCTCGAGATTGAGACTAACCCGTTGAACGCACCTATGGTGGCCACGCCGTGAACCTCGACTCGCTCACCTTACTGGCTGACAGCGTAGATCCGGATCCGGATCTGCCAGTAGATGTGTGGGCGGACACCTACCAGGTGATCCCCAAAGACTCGGGCGCCAACGAATATGGCAAATTTCGCACCAGCCGCACACCGCATGCGCGTCGGGTGATGCAGGCCTTGAGCGACCACCACCCGTGCAAGCGCGTGGTGCTGATGGGTGCGTCGCAGATGCTCAAGACCCAGACCGGGCTGAACTGGTTGATGGCCAGCATCCACCAGTCTCCGGCCAACTTCTTGTGGATACTGCCCACCGGCAAGTTGGCCAAGCGGGCCAGCACCCGCATTGCCAAGAACATCGCCGCCGTGCCCGAGGTGGCCGAGCGGGTGGCAGCACCGCGCTCGCGCGATTCGGTCAACACCTTGGACACCAAAGAATACATTGGCGGTGCGCTGTTCATCGTGACGGCCGGTGCCGCGGCCAACCTGTCTGAGGTGCCAGCCCGGCGTGTGCTGTTCGATGAGGTCGACCGTGCCGAGCTGAACATCAACGGCGAGGGCGACCCGGTGGCTCTGGCCGAGGCCCGGCAAACGACCTTTGAGCGCAACCGCAAGAGCTACTTCCCCAGCAGCCCCACCATCAAAGACGAATCCATCGTGGAGCGGCTCTACATGCGCGGCACCCAACGCCAGGCGCTGGCCGAATGCCTGCACTGCGGTGAGCTGCAGCCACTGGACTTTGACCGCCTGATGGCCACCGAAGACGGCCAGGGCGCCCTGTACCCGTGCATGCACTGCGGTGCCGTGCACACTGAGAGCGACAAGACCCGCATGTTTGCCCGTGGCGCCTGGTCTGAGGGCGTGGGCAGTGGCGACGGTGAGACCGAGAGCTTCACCATCAACGGCATGTTCTTGCCCTACGGCTGGCTGCCCTGGGTGGCCCTGCTGCGCGAGTACCAGAAGGCCAAGGCCAAGTTAGACGAGGGCAGCGAGGAGGGCATGATCGCCTTCTACAACACCCGCCTGGCCAGGAGCTGGGAGCGCCAAAAGGAACAGACCAAAGCCGAGGAACTGATGGACCGGGCCGAAGCCTACAAGCTGGGCACCGTGCCCGCGGCCGGCCTGGTGCTGACCGCCTCGGTAGACACCCAGGCCGACCGGCTCGAGCTGCTGGTGGTGGCCTGGGGCCGCGGGCTTGAGTGCTGGGTGATTGACTACCAGGTGATTCGTGGTGACCCGGCCGACCTGCAAACATGGGCGCAGCTCGATGCCCTGCTGCAACTGCGCTACCCGCACGCCTATGGGCAAAGCCTGCCGATCCGCGCCACCTTTGTGGACTCCGGCGGCAGTGCCACCCAAGAGGTTTACAACTACACCCGCAGCAAAAGGCACAGACACATTTTCAGCATCAAAGGGGCCAGCCGCCCAGGGCGCCCGGTGCTCTCAAGCAAGCCCGCCATGGTCGAGGTACGCTGGAATGGCCGCACCGAGCCGCATGGCGCGCAGCTCTGGTTTGTCGGCACCGACACTGCAAAGGACTATTTGGCCAACCGCTGGCGGGTCAAGAGCGGGGTGGGGCAGATTCATTTCAGCAACGAATTAAAAGAAGACTTTTACCGACAGATCACCGCTGAATACCGGGTGACAGTCTGGAAGCATGGCCACCGAATGAGCCGCTGGGAAAAAAAGCAGGCCGACCGCAACGAAGTGCTTGACCTGTTT